CAAATCTTTTGGATCTGTTACACCTGCAACGTAAAGTGCTGATGCTGCACCAACTACTGAACGTCCATATGATGCAAGCATTGCTTTTAGTTCTTTATTTGTCATTCTACCCTCCTAGGATGTGACCTTTATAAGTATAGCATAGCCAGCCCAAAGACCCATAATTCCCGCTACGCCAGCAAATGCCGACGGGGCTGGAACTGGCATTTTGAATGCAGCAAATATAATGCCACATCCAAAACCTGTAATTAAGGATAATATAATATGTTTTATTTTAAAACTCCTTTAACGTCTATCAAAATCTTCCTCTGGTAAAAACTTTTTTAGTTCTTGAATTTCTTTATGTATTTTTTTAATTGTAAAATCTGAAACTGACAATATTCCATTTTCTAATTTTTCTTGTTTATTAAAATATTCAAATTGAGGATTCACCTCAGATACAAATTTTTTAATTCCTTTTTGAACATTTTCAATGTATTCAAAAGCCCAATCACGAGAATCAGAAAGAAACTTAATAAAGTTTTTAGTGTGTACGTCAGGATCAACCGTTGAATTCCTGAATGTTAAAAAGTCGCTCTCTGCTTTTTGTAATTCAGATCTAGCAAGTACAAGTTCTTTAAGTACTTGTGTTACTTTTCTAAGTTTAAAAATTGCTGAGACATAGGCTAATCCAAAAGAAACTGTTAAAACTGCAAATAAAACAACTAATATTTCCATAACTCTATTGTACCCTAATTTGGTAAGTTTGCATTACTTTAATGGCTGCCTTGTAATTAATACGACAGCACCCTCCATTTCTAAAGCCTTTTTTACGACAGTTACATATTTTACTGCCTGTATTTTTTCGTCATGAGTCAGTGGCAAAAATGATTTCTCATCTAATTTTATTGTAAGAAAATGTTCATTGTCAACAATCGATATAGCAAAATTTTGAGGTGCAGGTATAGAATGAAATGCTCTTCGCATATTATCTGTATACATGCTACTCCATAGTTAGAGACTGCCAAGTAATTGACCAGTCTTTTTTAGATTTATGATTGTTAAACTCTTTTGATATTTCGCCATCTTCTAAATAAACACCACCCCAAATCCCCCACTCTTTACCAGATACTCCTACAGCAAAACATTTTCTTGCTACAGGACATGATCTACATAAAGAATCAACAAACTCTCTTGTCTCTGGTTTGTCTTCGTATGTATCAAAAAATATATTTGTATCAGATCCTAAACATAAAGCCTCATCTTTCCAAAGGTGCTGCTTCATGTTTACATCCTATACTTATTCGGTATATCCCATCCAATGCTAGTAAGTGGATAAATTGTCTGGACGTACCATTGACCACCCACCCTAACACCGTTAATAGCAGTTCTGCCTGCCTCTGTGCGACGACGATAAGCGACGTCCCAACCAGCCCAACACAAATCTTTGTTTTTGGAAACTAATTTTTCCATAACTTCTAATTTGTTGATTATCATCTATATCCTCTTTTCATAAAAATCAATCCATGAATTATGAAACACTTCCCAAGAAAATTTATTGTTAATAATTTTTGCTTGATTTTTTGGATTGAACTTACCGTCTTTAACTAATTGAATTGCTTCAACAATTTTTTCAGTAAATATTTTAATGTGCTTTTCATTATCTTGTCCGTTTCCTATGTCATATGGCATTCCAAAACCAGAACCAACCTCTTTCAAAGATCCAAAAGTACTATAAACGGATAAACAGTTTGCGCTTAAAGATTCTACCAAAGACAAGCAAAAGGTTTCATGCCAAGTGCTTGTGTGCATAAAAATGTGAGAGCGTGACATATGATCTAAAACTGTTTTATGTGGTGTTTTTCCATAAAAGAAAAATCTAGGATCTTCTAAGATATGTCTATTGTTACGATCAATCTTAATTAAATCTGGAACTATCTCATTAAAAATACTTAATCTAAAATCAAGATCTAATTTAGACAGGGCATTTAAACCAATCTCAAGTCCTCTGCCTGGAGATGAGGTATAAATTAATTGTGGAATTTTTACATTTTCAAACCTTGATAAATCATTGTCGATTGAATCAATAGCATTGTATATGACTATCACTTTTTCTGGATCAATACCAGTTTTATTAATTACATCTTGTCTGTGATATTCAGAAACAGTAATTATGTATTTAATTTTACTTATAAATCTTTTGTCTGTAAATAGATGATACAACTGAATCCCAAACTGATCTACTAAATTATGAAGCCAAATAATAATTTCTTTTGGCTCATACATCATTTCAAAGTATGCTTTGTCTGTTTGTCCTGGAAGGATAAAACAGTTGTATTGTTTTAATTGAGGAACATATGGCGCTACATTTTTGTGAAAATATCTTGCCATGTATTCTGTGCCACCAAAGTAATCTTGTTTGTAACAAAAAAATCTTGGATCTTGTTGTATTGTGCTAATATTTAAACACTCCGATTTCTTTACCTTTTAATTCAGCATGAGCAAATAATTTTGACATTTGTTCTTTTGGTTTACTTAAAAATACAAAGTAGTTCATGTAGTCCATGTTTTCTTCTACCCAATCAAAAGGAACTTTATAATGTTTTATTCTTCTACCTCTTGATTTCATTCCTCGTTCTGATAGGTTACAAAATTCTGAGACCATAGAATTAATTTTTGCAGGACCTAAACAATAAACATTGAACTCTATATCGTTTTCTTGCATGTTTGATAACGCTACACCCATTGCACGTAAGAGTATGTTATATTCGTTAAACTGTTTAGTTCCCTGAACTACCACGTTCATTTTTATCACCCCTACGTAAATTATCCAGTATTTTGAGCATTTTGTCAAGTTCTCTTTTAGACATGTTTTCAGTATTTACTTTTTCAGTGGTCCTAAAATCTGGGTGTCCATTAATGACATTTGCAACATAAAAAATATTATTGTCAACCCAATAGGCTTTATTTTCTTCTGTAAAAATAATTTTTTTCTTTTTTCTTTCTTTTATTTGTTGCATTTGAGAAAACTTGTCTTTTGACGTAGTATTTCTTGAAAAAAATATTTTTAGAAAAACATGATTTTCGCTTTGTTTTCTAGGTCTTTTTGTTTTTGACATATTTTTATTAGCAAATACAATATTAAATGCTGTCAAAGAAACCATTGCAGCAAAAAGAAATATCAGTATAATAAAAATAATATAATCCATTTTTATTACTCAGACTTAATTTTTGTAACCTTAGTTGCTGGTGTTGGTTTTGATTGAGATGATATTGCTTTGTTGTATCTCAACTGTAGTTGTAAATTAGAAAACTCTAAATCATTTGCTCTTTGTTTATAAAAACTTATCAACTGTTTTAAGTCTTCAATTCCTAAATCTTCCACCCTGTCCCCCTTTAAATATTAAAAGCGCTACCTTGCCAAACCTTTTTCATGCGATTTTTTTCTCGTTCTACAATTTTACGAGACCAAGAAAAACCTGCATCTCCACCCCATGCATCCCACATAATCCTACCATTTGAAGGATCACTAACATTATAGAAGTCTTTGCCCTGTTTGTCAACTTCATGACGAGAAAAGAACGAAAACATTCTCTTAACAGTACTAAGAGACATTGCTCTACCAGCAACAATATCAGTTGCACGTCCCCATCCTATTGGTGTGCCAGCACCTTTTGCTTTACCCTGTTCTTTCCAGCGCAACGCACGACGTGCTGCAGCCTTCATTCCTCCTGTTGGCATGTATGTTTCAGCCTTGTGAATATCTGAAGGCTGTACTATCTTACTTCTTGTCATTTTTCTTGTACTCTCCATATTTCCCTAGAATTGTTTTAATTGTTCCATCTTTACGAAGTAGAACAACCATTCCATTTTTTACCTGTATGGCGTTAAATCCATCGTGTCTTTTAAATTGTCCAGATGACATTTCATCTTTTAAAGGTCTTTATGTCAAATAAAGATCCTGCCCAATTGTATTTTTTAGTTGATCTAGGATGTCCACTTGGAAACAAGTCTAAGTCAAAAGGTTTTCTTGGAAATCTGCCACGTAAACCAGCCATAAAAGCATTTACTCTTCCCATAGCCCACTGCTCTGCGCTTGATACGCTTCCACGCACAGATGATGGATTGCTTCTATATGCACCAATACCACGACGATAAACTGATCGCAAAGTTCCAACAGATATTTTTTTGTTGCCTTCTTTGCCTTTATTATATGCTTGTACTAGTTCACTTAATCTTGCTTCTATTTTTGCAGACGCTTTTTCCATATCATCCTCATCTATTGTTTTATTTATAGGCTTAGAAGAAATTCTTAAAGAACTAAAAGGTTTTGCTACACGTCTATCAGTTCTTGTCATCTTGCCTTTTTCATCTACAGCATAAACTCTAACAACTGCTACTGGATTATCTGCAGAAGCCTCAACGCTTTCATTTGTTCCAGGAAGTTTAACAGTTCCAGATCTTTCTACTCTTTCAACAAGTCCATGTGCAGACTCTGTTTTATCTGGTGGTTTTGGAACACCAAACATTACGTGATCTCCAACAGATATTCCTTTTGCTTTTCCTACTTCATTTGACTTTCCAACAGGAACACAATTTGGTACCATTCGACCATCTTTTTCTTTCATTCCACGTTGTTCATATCCGACCCAGCAGGCTTTAGTCATATTATCCCACTTGTCCTCTTCCTCGTTATCAGAGTAATAAGATTTCATTGTTTCTTCTCCATCCATACTATGTGTTTCAATATCTACCTTTTGTGCATCTGCGTACATCATGCCAATGCTATAGGCAGTTGGTTCCCAGCCATTTTCTTTTTCTTCGTGATATCTAACCGACATTGCAGGATTTTCTGGAGGCATTGATCTGAGAGCATATTTACTTCCAGGCATTCCAAGAATTCCACCTTCAGTCATTATGTGTTCTACCACACCGTGAGCAATACCTTCAGTTGTCATACCCATTACAAAATCGCCTTCTTTAATATTTTTATGCATACCTTTTCCTATATTACCTTCAGAGCGATTAATTGCATAAATTTGTGCTGCTGCTTCTCTGCGAGTTTTGTGACAGCCCATAACTTCTTTCGTGCTGTTCTTTATGGCAGGGTAACCAGAACAGCCGTATGATCCTTTGGCACCGATACTATATGGCATACTAAGATTATATCAGATTCTTTTTTCTTTTAAAACCCTTTTTACTTCCTCTAAAGACCATCTTTCCTGCGGTGTTAGGGTTAAAATATAGTCTAGCAAGAAGGCTTTAGCGGTTAAAGTAACAACAGGCTCTTTTGCAAACAGATCTAAGTCAACAAATCCTTTTTCCCAAAGTTTCATTATCTGCGAGTTTACAAAATTTAAATGTTCGTTGTAAAGATCTTTATTGATTGTTTTTAATTTTGGAGTAAACTGATATAAGATTTCTCCATCCTCGTTGACACCTGCAACCTGAATGCCTCCAGCCAAAATTAATTTTTCTATTTCTTCATCAGATTTTTTCATTTTTTATGAAAGCCTCCAACTCCTCTTGATTTTTACTCCCACTCATACGATTTAACTCTTTACCATTCTCTATCAAAATAAATGTAGGAACTGATTTAACATTAAACCTTTGAACTAAAATTTTTTCATAATCAGCATCTATTTTTTGAAAATCAAAACCTTCTTTTTCCATATGCTCTATAACTGGTTGTGTCTTTTTACAAGAAGCACACCATTCTGCTGTAAAATAAAAAACAGTTTTCATTTTCCAGATTTTGCTCTAGCCTTTTTAAGAACCTCAAAATCTTTTACTTTAGTGTCTCCAAGATAGCCCCAAGCATAACCGTCATTGATCATCTGATCGTTTACTGAAACAGTGTCGTCATTAACGTATATCCAACCTAAAATGCGACCATATTTTTCAGATGAATCCATTTTTTCTGTTTTAATTACAACAGATTTTGCATCTTTAAGAATCTTTTTTAAGTATTCCTTAGACTCAAGCCCAAGAGCCTTCTCTTTCAAATCTTTTGTGCGAGATTCAGGAGTATCAATACCAGCCAGTCTCACACGAGATGCAAATAGAATATCAAAACCTAAATCTATTAAAACATCAATTGTATCTCCATCTACAATATTTTCTACTTTTTTTACATAATATTTATACATTAGCGTGTCTCCGTTATTTTATCTTTACTTAGTCTTTCACGTTCGTCAACTACTTCAAGCATAAAAGCCATCATTTTATTATAAGACTTTGGATCATTCATTATCTTTTCATAATGATGATTACAAAACAAAAGTTCTCCTGTAGAGCCTTTTATCAAAACATAGGCTCTAACCCTGCACTTATCACACCTGTCAGCCTCTTTTAATTTCCATTGCTTTGGCTTTACGCTAGGGTGGTCTTTTAAAATTGATCTCATAATCTAATTATACCGTTAATTTCTATTATCAGTTGAGTAAAAACCAGAACCATTAAAAATTGCAGTTGGTGCAAAACCCCATTGTCTGTTCATCAATTTAGAACAGCATATTGGTTGTGTATCGTCTCCTATACTGCGTTCAAACTCAACTACAGAATAGCAAGTGTTACACTTGTAATCGTACCTTGGCACTTTTACTCCTTTATTTTTATGAGCAGTTTATACACATACTCAGGTGTTTTATACCTTTAAGACAGAAGAGAAAGGAAAAAGACTGTCCTATTGGCACATATTAAGTATAGCATTTACAACTTATGTTGTCAATACCTTTTTATTTTTTGCAACTTTGATAGGAATTTCTTTTGGCTTTTTTTCCTCTGGAATTATACGGTCAATGTTAATATTTAACATACCGCAGCAAACCTCTGCACCAGTTACCTCCATATATTCGCTTAAAGCAAATGTACGAGTAAATTTACGAGAAGCAATTCCTTTATGAACTACCTCTCCCTCTTCTGTATCAATAGTTTCACCTTTGATAATCAATGTTCCATTATCTACTGAAACATTAAGATTTTTTTCATCAAACCCAGCGACAGCCAAAGATAATTTATATGTATCTTCATCGACTTTTACTAAGTCGTATGGCGGATATGCTTGACGTGTTGCTAGATTATGTACTGTATTAAAACGGTCCAACTCACGGTTGAAACCAATAAAAAAAGGATCTTTAAAAAGATCCAATGCAAACGAACTTACCATTTTTTTCTCCTTTTCAGCGAGTTAGTTTAGTGCACCCCCTTTTGGCAGGTGCACTACTATTATACCACTAACTTAAAATATCAACAAATGAATTTGATACTATGCCGTTACCTTGAGCAGGTTTAGCAATAGATTTTAAATAATCATATGTTGCTTGATAACTACCCCTGTAGTTTTTAGTCCAGTAGGCAGCAAGTGCAGCAGTAGCAGCAGATGTTCCAACAGATCTGCCCATACTAGTATTGTAAGTTCCTAAAGCATAAAAGTCTAAATCTGGACCTCCATTACTATAGTTTTCAATGTTTCCACGCTCGCCAACAGAACCTACTGCTACTGACTCTGGTATACAGGCTGGAAAATCTACACGGTTTGTATCATAATTATTTCCAGCAGCAAGTACGGTTGCAACACCTAAACTTTGTAATTTAACAATTTCATTTCTTAGGTTGTCTCTTACTGGACAATATGCAGGTCCAGTGCCAATCCTTCTACTACCAAGCGAAGCAGAAACTGTAACAATGTTAAATTTTTGTTTGTTGGCACTAACCCACTGCAATGCTCCAGTTAAATCGTTGTGATCATAATATCCCTGTCGACCACTGTTGGTCATAGGAACAATTCTTATAAAAATGATATTAGCATCACGAGCAACTGCAGATGCAATTATAGTCATAATAGTCCCATGATTAAATCCATGTTTGTATATTTGACTTACTGGAAGAGTCGCTGCTCCTGGACCTTCCATGTATGTTTGTTTATTAGGACAGCGTAATTCTTGCATTACACAAACCTCGTGAAATACATTAATTTTTGTTGTATCAATTGCTCCATCAATAATTGCAATTGCTGGTTTTTGATTTGCCTCTGCTAATGGCAAAAATGCAGCAGTAAATATAATTACAAATAACCCCACTACCTTTTTCATTGTTCTCCTTATATTATTAGTTTAATTACTGGTTGACAAGGGTCTCCGCCCTCTTCCCATTCTTTTGCTTCTTCTTCAGTCATGTATGGATCTCCATCATGAGTATTACAAAACGGCTGTGTTATCCATCCCCGTTCAATTCCATTATCTAGCCAAATTTCAAATTCATTAATGTTGGACTCGTCTTCTCTTATTTCCTTCATAATTTCATCAAAGTTTGCCATATATATAGTATACTCCTAAATACTTATTACGTCAACTGGCCCTTGACAATTAGGATTAAATTTTATTGCAGCATTTACTGCACCAACTACTCTTTTTCTAGAATCTTTAATGTTTTCTGTGGCAGCCAAGTAACCGTAAGCATATTGAGAGCCAGTTCCCATTGCTAAATAATCCAATGTATATTTAGATAAAGACATATCAATAGCATTATGCTCATATATTTGTCCTTTAATACATATTATTAATCCAAGATCAGCGTCTTTAGAAGTATCTACCCACCAATCATTATAAAAAGTTCTTAATTGTTTAATAAACTTAGTTTGCATAAATTTATCTAAATTTTTTATATCTGGGACATATGGATTAAAGTTATATCTTATTCTTTCACCATCCATAGATCCAGCATATCCAATAAGATATGGTCCTAATTTCCATATTTTAGGAGTACTTAGGGTCAAAATAGTATCGTCGTCTGAGGCTCCACGATCTGCAGCCATATAAATTTTATTTTCTTTACGAACTACCGCAAGGCAAGTCATATCGCTCCCTAATATACTTTAAATAGTATAGCAAACCCTTTTTGTTTAGTCAAACACCCTTATTTAGTAACTTTATAGCCTTCTGAGGTTAATAGGTCTATAGCAGCCTGTATTTTTGAGTTTATTTTAGTAGATTTTGATGCTGATCCGCTAGACGGTTTTGAAGCGGTAACGGCAGAGCCAAACTTAGGGCGACCAAATCCTACAATAGAAATCATAATATTTTTCTTATTTTTCTTATAGGCACGAAGTTTTTTACAAACCTCTCCACCATTGCGTTGGCTACCTTTAGGATCTCCTGATGTATTTCCTTCAATGCACCATACAGTCCCGTCGCCATTATCAACAGCGACAATTCCTACATGTGAAATTCTATCTACACCATCTGATGGAAAATCAAAGTAAGCAATATCTCCTGGCTCTGGATCTGCAATATCTCCATCAATCCAACTTCCAGCCTTTTTAAATGCTGATGCACCACCTGGAGTATAAACGGTATTAGGAACTTTTACTCCTGCCTCGTTAGCACACCAATTAACAAATGATCCGCACCATGGTTGAAAATCTGCTTTGGTAAATTTTCCATATTTAGTTTCATTATCTTTCGGACCTTCTACAGTTCCAATTTCTTGAGTAGCGACTTCAACTAATTTTTCTGCTGTACCCTGCTCTGCCATTACTTTTTCTCCTTACAAAAACACTCAACCTTGTTACTTAACTTATTGTGCTGCCAAGCCATGTATAAATTCCAGCCAAACATAACAACCATTAAAAACCACATAATCTCCATTTCAGTAATTGGAAATCCTGCTGGTATTACGGTGTGATCGTGGTTCATTCTTTATCCCAACTAGCATCTACTGGTTGTTCTTCTGGCATTGCGCCGTCTGGTTTTGAAAGCCTACGTGCCTTTGCTTCATCAATCTCTGCTTCTAGTTTTTTATCTGCTAATGTATTTTTAGAATCCATTTCTTTATTAGCAAGTTGTGCTGCCATAACATCTTTAGCACCTGATTGACCAATTAATAATCCTGCTAATGTTCCAGTAATAAATGTTGCTACTGAACCAAGAACGTTGAAAAACATTTTGTCATTTTCAGATTGTCCTGTAATTGGTTGTGTAACAAATATTAATGCATACATAATACCTGTTGCCGTAATAAATAAAATTGATCCTAAAGTAATACCTAGGATAAATTTAAGTCTTGCATCTAACTCTTGAGGAGTTAGTCTTTGTTTAGCCATTTTGTGTTCCCTCCACTTTTTCATGTTTTGCTAAATCTTCTGGACATGCCCCGTTAGCGGTACAGATTGGTGGTTTGCACTCTGCTGATTCCCAGTTTACTGGGTCTTGGCATGGATATCTATAATGACCGTCATATCCACAGGCGGATAGCCCCAGCGTTAGGGCAGCCGATAGTAGAAGTATGTATATTTTTGACATACTTCTATTATATCAAAGTTATTGGTCTTCTTTACGGATTCCTATGGTTGCAAACCATAAGGCTATTGATGCTAGGGTTACATATCCTACCACCGTCTTTGCGCTGCCCTCTAGAACCACCCATGCTACAAAGAAGCCAAGAAATGTAAAGTTTTCGCTTAGGGCTGCCATGCCCCACTTTTTTAACTTTTTCATTTTATTTCCTCCTTCTAGGTGCGGTAGAAACAACTAACTGACCAGCAATAATTGTTACAACCACAATATCTTCTGCTTTTTCACGTTCTGGAATAGACATATCAGCACCAATATTAAGTAGTGCCTTGCCTAATTCACATTTTTGCTCTTCTGTCAAACCTTCAATCTCTTCTTCTGGGTTAAAACAAGTTGAAATTGCATTAAACAACGCTGCAGGACTTTCTAAAACCAACAGGGCTGAAGCAACTTCTGCTGTAATTATAACAGGATTTCCATTAGCATCTTCTCTTACCTCTACTGGTATTTGTGGTGGTAGGTCTCTATACTCAAGTCCCGCTGCTGCAATGGCTGATGCTTCAATTGGAGCACCCTCTGCTGCTATAACCAATGCATCTGACAATAAATCTTTTTCTGCTAATGTAAGTTTGCCATCTTCAGATAATACCTCTGCTAAATTTTCAACCTCTGCACTTGTTATCTCTCCATCTGCAGATAATGCTTCTAATACTGTTTCTGCATCTGAAGCAGTTAAGTTGCCATCTGCAATTAATTCGCTAACTGTTTCTTGTATTTCTTCAACCGATAAGGTATCATTATCCTGTGAGTCATTATCCATATCCTGATTTTCTTCAGAATTATTATCTTGTTCGTCGTTGGATGAAGATTCATCAGATTCAGGTGTATCCATATCTTGAGGTTCACTATCTTCAGAAGTTATTTCATCGCCAGGACCTTCAATATTTTCTTCTTGATCTGTACCGACCTCTTCAGTCGGAGTGGTTAACTCTGGTAGGTTTTGTTCAGGAGCATAAATAACTACTGGCGCTGGTGCTGGCGCTGGTGCTGGTGCTGGCGCTGTAGATACAACAACTTGTTGAACGGGAGTTGGAATATTATTAATAGCAGATGTTAGTTGACCTGCTTTAGTATTTAATGCTGAATCAAGTGATGCCTTTGTTGATATTGCTGAATTTACAGTATTAGTTAAAGATGTCGTAGCACTGATACCATTTATATTAGATGTGTTTGTTGTATTTTGAGAAACCACTGGTGAAAGGCTAGAATTAAGTTGAGCAATAGTTGTATTTGCTGCATCTACCGCTGCTTGAACTGATGCGGTACTGCTATCAACTGTAGGAGTAAATGCTGGACCCTGACTTATTTGACCATTAAAACCTGCTCCAGGATTTGTATCAGTAATATTTGTTATAGCACCGCCAGTAGTTTGACGATAATTAAATCTAGCACCACTTGGAATTGGACCATTAGCAGAAACATCGGCTTTCCATGCGCCATCGCTTGGATTAACATCGCCAAAAAATCTTATTTGAACCATTTGAGTAGATGCATCTGTTTGCGGAAATGGTCTAACGTCCCAAGCAATATCTAAACTATTGGCTGTTGTTGCGTAGGTAATCCCAGTTCCAGTACTCCATGTAGTCCAATCCCATCCTGCAATAGAAACAGAAGGGGCATTAGGAGTAGAAGAATAATTAGCACCTTCATTTACTCCAAAAGTAATAGTAGCGTTTGATCCTACGAAAACATTATTATATAAAGTGCCCCCCATTAACAAACCAAATGGTAAGTTCATTTGAACACCAGCGTCATCAACATTAGTCAAAACGTTTGTGCTAGTTCCAATAGTGGCTTGTAAAGAATTGACTGCATTTTGAGCATTATCAATAGCA